AGAATGAACTCGGTGAAGCATGGAGCGCCTGGTCTGACGGATCACCAAAACCCACTTTGGATACCGCCACAACCGAAGATCTTGACTTCCTGATTGCCGAATGCGTTCGGATTTCCATGGGAGCAACCTCGGTTGAGGACGCTACCGATGAGTGATGCTTTCATTCCCACGCCACCGCCCTACCTCTCGCCGTCCTCCATGGGGACTTTTAATCAATGTCCCCAAAAGTTTAAATTCAACAAGATCGACTTAATTCAGGACGACCCAACGGAAGCAACTCTGATGGGGAATTTTGTCCATGAGGTACTTGAATCTTTCTATGCGGTGTCTCCAGAATTGAGAGACTTGCCTTTGCTCAAGCGGTTTGCCGGAACCGTCTGGGACGAATCGGGCTGGATGGATCGAGTGACGCCATGGCTACGGGATCCCGAGAAAATACGACTTTTCCGCTGGAATTCCTGGTGGTGCATGGAAAACATATTTAAGGTTGAAGATCCAACGAGCGTCAACGCCTCCTACATTGAGTACGAACTTAATGGCGAGTTGAGCGGAGTCATGCTCAAGGGTTTTATTGACCGTTTTACGGTTAGCGAAGAGACGGTGACTATCTCGGACTACAAGACGGGGAAAACTCCCAAGAAACATTATGTGGGGGACAAGTTTCTTCAATTGAAAATTTATGCAACTCTCGCCGAAGCAATTGGCTTGCCGACAACAAAAACGCTGGAGTTGCTGTATTTGAAGGATGGCGTAGCCTTCCGCATCCCCTTTACCGACGATGACAGGCAAGAAGTCGTCAACTACGTAACTTCAACGAAAAGGAATATTGACGCCGCTTGCGAAACGGGGGACTTCCCCACTAATCGATCAATTCTTTGTGATTGGTGCTCATACAAAAAAATATGTCCAGCATGGAACAAAAAGGAAAGATAATGACATCCACCCAGAACAATGTTCTTTCAGATGACGCATTCGCCCGACTCGTTGCCGACGACGTGAAAAACAAAGTCTCCCCGGAGCGGCGTGCTTTTTTGCGTATGCCCGAAAACTACGAACGCTGGCAGAGGGCCTTATCTGCACTTCTGCAGAATTTGGAAAACCAGATCGACGGTATTGAAAGTGATCGAGAGGCAGACCGAGACAGGTACTCAGCAATGGGCAGGGCGGGAGAAAAACTCCTTCAGTCTGCGGATCGTGATTACGACCGACGAGCCACGAAAATTCGCAAATTTCATTACCACGTGACGAATCGATTCGATCAAGTAGTGGGCCTGATCGAAGGGCGAGGCGAGTTGATAGACGACGAGTGGGATTCTGCCCACATCTACCGTCGAGCCATTCGCGAGCACAAGAAATTGATGATCGAAGCCGATCTTGACCCGACCCCGATTGACGTTGCGCTATGGGAAACGCTCGATCGAAAGTGGACACTCGACGCAGTTGACTTGGATTTGGTCGACTGACATGCGATATAGGAGCAAGAAGAAAGAAAAGCAGTACGAGGAACGAAGAAAATTAGTTAAGCAAATGCTTGAAGAGTTCCCCTACTGTCAGGCGTGTCCAGTTTTTGCTACGCACGATGGAAAAAAGACGTACGTGCGCCGAGGAAGCATTGACATCCATGAACTAAAGAGGCGCTCTCAGGGTGGTTCAATTCTGGACAAAAGCAACTGCATCGCAGTCTGCAGGGAGTGCCATAACAGAATTGGGGCAAATCCTCAATTGGCATTCGACCTCGGCCTCGCCAAGCATGGCTGGGAAAAGTGATCGGCTAAGATCCCATCGTGATTGCCGGACTTGACATTTCCCTTACATCCACAGGCTGGTCATGCGGAGATGTCGTCGCCACTATTGGCTCGTCATTTACCGGCGCTGAGCGTCTTTACGATATTCGAGAGAAGACCCTAGACCTTGTCAGAAAGTGCAATTACCCGGGGGTTGTTCTTGAGGGTTACTCGTTTGCCAGCAAGACCTCGCGAGCCCATGCGATAGGCGAGTTGGGGGGAGTCCTCAGACTGTCCCTTTGGGAAATGGGCATTCCGTTCGTCGAAATCCCACCTACGGTGCGTGCAAAGTTCGCCACCGGAAAAGGCAATGCCGGGAAGAACGAGGTTATTTCGGCGATTTCGGCCAGGACGGGCATTGTGTGGTCAGGCAAAGGTGCGGACGACCAATGCGACGCTTTCATTTTGGAAGAAATTGGGTTGACTGCCTTGGGAACGCCAAGATACGAATGGCCCAAAGAAAACCGTCAAATACTAGATAAATATGATTGGACCCAACTGGAGGTTTGGTGTGCGGCGAAACGGCCCAATAAGTCAAGTTGATATCGAAGAGGAACTCATCCGCCTTATCGAAATGTTGGAGGATGAGACCGAAGCCTTTGAGCGCCTCGCTGAGGACATGGCAAAAAAGGAAGCGCTCTACAAGGCGAACTGGGCAAAAGAGTATCTTTCCGCCAAGGGTTCGATCAAAGAGAGAGAGGCTTGGGCCGACTACAAGTTGGCGGACGAGTCTTACGACTACAAGATTTCTGAAGCATTGTTGAAGTCGAAGAGGGAAAAATTGCTTTCTCTCAGGACGTCGATTGATGCGATGAGAACGCTCAATGCCAACGTGCGAGTGCAGGTTTCACCATGAATTACAACGTGCATCCGTCAATTCACGATCTACTCGTCGACATCTCTTCTCTTAGTCCTTTGGACGGGAACCCACGAAAAGGAAACGTCGATGCGATCATGTCCTCCTACAAGGAGTTCGGCCAAATTAAGCCAATAGTCATTCGCCCAAACGACGATGGGACGTCGACGGTAGTGGCAGGTAACCATCAAGTGCAGGCCGCTAAAAAACTTGGGTGGACGCACATAGCGGCAGTCAAACTGGACGCTGATGACCAAAAGGCCATTGCGTTTGCTTTAGCGGACAACAGAACAAATGAGTTGGGCTACAGCGACAGCAACCTAGTTTTTGAACTCCTGTCCGAGGTTCAGGATTCATACACGGATCTTCTGGATGGGCTCGGGTGGGATGAATTCGAAATTGCCTACTACGACGAGCATGCAACCAAATCTAAGTACGAAAGCATCGGGAGTGAGAGCCAGTCAGGGTTTGTTGTTCCTGAAATATCAGCCCCTGCGGTGCCGTCCCCTGATCACTTCAGCGCAATGGTCAGGCAAGACGAGGACGGCGAGCACAAGATCATTGCAGGCAACAATGCGGATCACGAGGATGCGGCAATCCGAGGCTCAACGGTAGTTACTCCGGGGGCAGCGCCAAAAGCCGTGGTCCAGTACACGATTGTCTTCGAAGACTCCGAACAGCAGAAACGCTGGTATGACTTCATCCGGTGGCTGAAGTTGCAAACGGGTTATGAGGGCGCTACAGTTTCTCAGAAATTAATGGCTTTTATTGACGCCCATTCAGAAGTCTAAGGAACCATAGTGACCCGTCAAAGAATGTTTCTGGACGTAAATGTCCTGGAGGCTGCACGCGCCCGGATCAGGCACGTATACGACACCTTCGATACGGTGTGTGTCCAGTTCTCGGGAGGCAAAGACTCCACGGCGGTTCTGTACCTAGCAAAAGAAGTCCACGAAGAGCGCGGACTCGGACCGGTAAAAGTAATTTTCCGCGACGAAGAGATGCTGAGCCCTGCAACCGTGTCCTACGTCGAGATGGTGCGTGATTTCGACTGGGTCGACATGGAGTGGTACTGCTTGCCGTATGGAGCAGAGATTTGGGTACTTGGTCGCCGTCAAACCACCATTTTGTGGGGAGACAGGCGCCGAGAAGAGGGTCGATGGGTTAGGGACATGCCTCCGGGAGCGATAACCGGCTACCACTTCGGGCTTGATCACTCGAAGAATCTCCCCCAGCCCCTTGACTATTATCAGATGCAAGGGAAGAAGGGGAGTGTTGCCTTTATCACCGGCGTTAGAGCGGCTGAATCAATGGTCCGATACAGGTCGCTGGTGCAGAAGTTGCACGAAAACTACATCGTTCATCCGTATGGGCTCAGCAAGTCCGTGCCACTCAAGTTCGCAAAGCCGATTTACGACTGGAACGTCAATGACGTATTCAAGTTTATTTCGGAAGAGCATGGTGCGCCCTATTGCGAGTACTACGACCTCGCGGCTCTAACTGGGTCCAACACCCGAGTGGGGATCCCGCTACACGCAACGGCAATCCGAAGAATTGGCGATGTTGTGGCAACCGAGCCAGAGTTCTACGACAGGCTTTACGAGTGTTTTCCACAGATTGACGCCCAACGTCGTTGGTGGCCAGACTTTGATGTTGAAAAGTTGATCGATGACTACGCCCAGGACGGCTGGGACGGGGTTTCGGAATTTATTTCCACCTACATCATTGGCCCCAGCAAAACCCGAAGGGCCAAATCATTTGCTGCGGAGTTTAGGAAAAAGCACATCGCTGATCCATACTCCTACCCAATCAACTACCTCATCAGAAACTTGATGTTGAGCGAGTTGGCGCGCGGCAAGTCGGTATCTCCGGTGGGCCCAAAGACTAGGGCCGATACTCAAAGAAAGAGGGAACTTAGCAATGACTGAAATGGTCGACGTGAAACATCTCAAGGAACCGTCCTGGTATGCCGGTTACACCCTGCTCCCGGATCTGCGAGTTCTGGCGTCATCTTTGGAAAGTTTCGGGCAACTGGCGCCGGTAATCGTCCACGAAGAAACCAACGAGATCATCGATGGGGTTCAGAGGTGTCGCCTTGTTTCGGAAAACAAGCACCTGCGAGAGAAATTCGATGGCCAGGTCGAGGTCAAGTGGGTTTCCGGCATCACTACACCTGATGCGATGATTCTTCATGTCCAGATGAACAGGGGTAGGGGGACGATTAACGCTAGGCAGTTGTCAAGAATTGTGAGAAGTCTTAGGTCAGCCTGCGGACTTACTGCTGACGATTTCAAGCGGATATTCGCTATGAGTTTTGATGAATTGGAACTCATGCTTGATGGCACGCTTCTGAAGCATCGCAAGGTCAACGCCCACTCTTACTCGCGCGCTTGGGTGCCGGTCGAAGCCCCTGCTGGAACGGTGGAAAAGGCGTCTATCAGTATCGAAAAACCACCGAACGCGGATCGTTAGTCCAGGCCAGCACTCTTTGCTTGGTGGTACACTCTATCTGAACCACCCATAAGGAGTAGGCAATGAATACACCCGATGAAGGTGACGACTTCCGAGGCACGGCGGGTCGTGTCAGGCGCGCAGTTCGTTCAATCTTTCAGCGCAATAGGCGTCGGCGAGGTACTGGTGGGGTCGCCCAGGAGCGCCTCCGAGATATTCTCCGCCGTCGTCGCGGCTGAGGTTAGTCACCATGCTGGTGACCGTTAATGACCTGTCCACCTTCATGGACGTCAAGTTTTCGCTGCTTCAGCAGGATGCATGCGAATACGTCCTGGAGGGGTTGGAGGCTGAATTGGAGGCCTATCTGGGCCGCCCAATTTCCGTTCAGGCGTTTGAGGAAGAAATTCGTTTGGAGTCCAACCATGTGGGGATCCCGATGTCGTCATTCTTCTACAACACCTCCCTCGATACAACGATGTCACCGGTTACGTACACGCAACCCCCTACCACTGTCTACCTTAAGCACAGTCCAGTTGCTTCCGTAACATCGGTTACCGTTAGCCAGCCACAGACTGGCACTACTCAGGTGATGACTCAGAATAGAGACTATGTTGTCCGTAAATACGGGATTGACCTCTATCGCGGCTTTGCGGACGATCTTGTCACGATTGAGTACACGGCAGGCCTGAACGACCCATCGGCAACGCGATTGTTCAAGTTGATGATTCTCCGAGCAGCAACTCGTGAAGTGCAGAATATGCACGACGACGTGGTCGGTGTAAAAGATCTTGAGCCACGAAATGTTGCCCCAATGGAGACTGGGTTTCTTGAGAAAGAACTGATGGCAGTCAAGAGGTATCGGCGCGTCAGGGTCTCCTAATGAGAATCAGAGTCGACATCAAATATGATGACGATGAGGCCCAAGACCTTGTTGATGACATCAAACGACGAGGACGAGACTTTCGCCCGTTTTTTCGGGAAGTAAGGAAGGAACTTCAGTTCGCGTTTTCGAGAAACTTCACTACAAACGGCCTAGAAGTCGGAGGTTGGGCTCCACTCGATCCAGGGTATGCCGCCTGGAAGTCAGTGCATTTCCCTGGAGCGAAACCCATGATTCAAACTGGCGAATTATTCCGAAGCCTTGCGTCTCTACGGGGTCGCAACAATGAGATTGATAGGCACAGTGCTCGATTTGGGACGAATGGCATTAAATACGCAAGTTTCCATCAATACGGAACTAGCAAGATGCCTAAGCGTGAAATAGTTTTCATCCCTGCAGGCGCGGAGAAAGAGTGGTCGCGAATGGCTGTCAAGTATCTGGCAGGGGATAACAAAGTGGAGTTTCTGAATGATTGACCTAATGCATGGCCCGCAATTCGCGAAAACTTTCGTTACGAATTATCTATCGCTTGATATGCCACGTCGTCTCGTGCAATATCGGAATGGCTGGAATGTCGATGACATTGCCTTGCCGAACCCAGTTAAATATTTGGAGTACGAACCAATCGCTCTCGATGAGTGGCCGACCATCATCACTGTCGCGATATCAACGGCAGGCATGGAGCGCATCGATTTTGACCGCCAGCACCCGCTGTACAGGGTTACATACAATATGCGTACCTACGTATGGGTACGCACTGAAGGTTCGGCCGAAACGACAACGATGAGAGACCAGTTGACAACCGTCGTCCGATCCGCCTTGCTTGATAGGCCGTGCCTGAATGCTACCGACCCCAGGAACACGTTTCAGGCGATGATTGACGAGTCAACGATGAGAGAAGAATTTTCTGACCTCACGCTGCTGAAAGGCGAGCGAGTCCTGGCGGGGGCCTACATCGCTTATGACATGCACATCAACGAAATCGTGATGCGCGAACCCCTTGGCACAATCAGCGAGATTGACCTTCAGACCCTGAATACCTCACTCACCAACAGGCTTCGGCTGACTAACGAGGCGGGAGAATCATATGTCTGACTGCGTTTGCAAGAAACTGCAACATTGGCTTGACGCAGTAGCAATGGACTATCGGCGGAAAGACTGTGTTGTGGTTTACAATAGGACAACCAAAATCATTGAAACTTGCCCTGCAGGGCACGTCGTGTCATTTGGCGAAACCGCTCTGGTCGATCCAAATTTCCCGGCAGTTTCACGGTCCATTGAGGCCAAGGATCTAAAAATTGAAGCCCAGTTTGACTGGCTGGGCAACCAAATTCGCAGCACGAATAGTGAGGATATGGCATGATCAAGGCAACGATTATCAAGAAAGACGGCGTGGACGCCTGTCTTGCCGAGGGTCTTCATGTCCTGAAGAACACTCGCCCCTACTCGGTTACATACACCGAATCAGGGCATACGCTGGGCATGAAAGAAATTGTTGCAATCAGCGCTTTAGATGACGTAACAAAAAAGGCAATCGCCGACGGAATCCTCATCGTCCTGGGAGAGCCGAGCAGGAAGGCTGCAAAGGCTGCCCCCAAGAAGCAAGACGAAACTCCCCAGGTGGTCGATGAGACTCCCGTCAAGGAAAAAGTGGCAGAAGTTGAGGCTCCGAAGGAAGCCGAAGAGTTGGTTGAATCACAATCAACTGCGCCAGAAGTGGGCTCTGACGACGTCAACCTCTGATACTCTTATCAAGGATAGTTGCACGGAGTCCATAAAGGGTTTTGTACAATAAAAGGAGACCCCTGTCGGGGAATCAGCACAACCAACGGGATGGTTCAATATGCCTGGCATTAGAATTTCAACGGCAGTCCGCACTGGGCCCACGACAGATACTGTTCGCGAGTCGTCTCAGGCTTTCTTCGTGGGTAAGGCCCTTCGTGGCCCGACCGATCGCGCCGTGCTCATCGGAAGCATGGAAGAGTATGAGAGCCACTACGGGGGCTACGTCTCCTGGTCGTATCTCCACCCGACAGTGCAGACCTTCTTTGAAGAAGGTGGCACACAGTGTTGGATTTCCCGAGTCGTGGGAACCGGCGCAACCGAAGGTTCGTTGACTCTTGACGATTCCGCCGCCGCCGATGCCCTTACCTTTACTGCGGTCGGAGAGGGCGATTGGAGCACGGCGATCGAGGTTGCCGTTGTCGCCGGTGGAGCGTCGGGCACCGTGAATGTCCAGTTGTACGCCGACTCTGTCCTTGTGTTTGCTACTGGCGACTGCTCGACCAACGACCAGATTGTTGGAAAGTTTGCTCGCAACGCCACGGCGAGCCGTCTTGTCAGTGTTTCGAATGACGGCGGCGACTTGGTTGCCGTAGCGGCGTCTACCCCTCTTTCGGCGGGAGATGATCAGCGTGCGGCCATTGTGACCCAGGACTACGTGGACGGCCTTGGCCTCTTCCTCGATTCGTACGGAACGGGATCGGTTTCCTGCCCGGAGACGGCTGCGGTCGCCATGTATCAGGGCCTCCTTGATCATGCCAACAACAACAGCCGCATTGCGCTTCTGCACACGGATGCTGGAGTCACCGACCCGACGACATTCGCTCGCACCATCACGGCAACTGAAGGAAACACCGAGCACGGCGGCCTTTTCTGGCCCTGGGTGTACGCCCCCACTGGAACTCTGGGCGTCAATCGCCTGATTCCGCCGGTTGGATACGTCGCAGCCTGTCGTGCCCGAGTGCATAACCAGACGGGCGCTCATGTCCCCTACGCAGGACTGGTTTCCTCGGCCCGCTTCGTCAACGGCCTGGAACAGGACGTGGCCAAGCAGACCGCCGACGCCCTCGATGCAGTGCGAGTCAACGTGATTCGCACTATTGCTAACAGCATCCGCGTGTACGGAGCCCGCACATTGACCTCGGACGAAGAGAACTTCCGCTACCTGACCGCTCAGGAAGTGGTCAACTCCATCGTCGTCGACTCCTACCGCTCGCTTGAGGATCTCGTCTTTAGCACGATTGACGGACGGAACACCGTCTTTGCCTCAATCGAAGCCAAACTTATCGGTGTTCTTGAGCCGATGCGCGTGGCGGGAGCACTGTACGAGGCCTTCGATGCCCAGGGAGCACGCATTGACTACGGCTACACCGTGAAGTGCGATTCTTCGCTCAACCCCGTCACTCAGTTGGCTGATGGTCTCATTCGGGCCAAGGTCGGTGTCCGGGTGTCGAGCGTTGGAGACCGCATTGAGGTCGACATCGTCAAGAGCAACTTGACCAACTCGGTCGTCTGATCAAGGAGTAATTCATGGCAAAGGTTTCACAGCGTCAGGTTTTGGCGGATATTGCGCCGGTCAATTCCACGCACCCTAAGTGGGAGGGCTTCCGGTTCGCCCAGGTTTCGGGTGGAGAAATCACGGCATCAGTCGAAAAGATCTATGAGGGTGGGGCCAAGTTCCCCACGGTGCTCTGCGCTCCCTTCGAGATTGGCGACATCACGTTGACTGCTCACTACGACGACGACCGGATTCAGAGCGATGGGGCATCGGGTCTTGCGAACAAGATCGCCCGCCTCCGCAGTCTCGTCGGCCAGGCCTACTACAACATCAACGTCAAGACCTATAACTGCGATATCGAAGTTATCGGAACTGACCGGGTCTACCCCAGCGCTCTGCTGGTCGGTTTGACCGAGCCGGAGGGCGATTCCTCCTCTGGGGCGCCGGCCACGTTCTCGATGACATTCGCTATCCAGAATGTGAACGCATCGTAATAACATCTTGACAATGGTGTAGTCGGGCATTGCCCGGGGTTGGCAACTCGTCCTTAGGGGCGAGTTGCTGCGTTTGCGCCACAAAGAAGAAACTATGTGCTAGGTTTCTCGCATGGCAAATGACTCCCTCTACCACGACGACGACGCTGAGCAGAAGGCTAAGCCTGCGCAAAAGAAGGCGTCCGAAAACACCCTGCTAGATAGGCTTCGGGAGACAATCTCGAAGAAAGTTGAACGCCCGCTGGTCTTGGTCGAAGTCCCCGATCGAGAAGGCGTGTACGTTCGGGTCAGCCCGAACATTTCTCAGAACCAGATGCGGTCTTGGCGACGTAATGCTGGGGAAGAGACCAAGGCGGGCATGGACCCGACCAAGTTCTCGGCTTACGTGATTGGCCATACGACAGTTGGCTTTGAAATTGACGGCGAGGAAGTGCTCGATTCCGAGGGCCTTTCCATGAACTTCGCTTCTGCGGAAGTGCTGAATATGACCGGCACCGACCGGCCGGTTCCGGACGCAGTACGAGCGTTTTTTGGCACCGACCCGCATCTTGAAGCCGCTGCCCTGGCGATCCTTGAGGCAGCCGGCTATGGGGACACGGTGGAAACTGTGGACCCTACGAAGAAGTCTTCGACGAATTAGTCGAAGACTCCCGAGTTAAGTCTGCAGCCAGACTCGGGGAACTTTTTCACGTCAACCCATTAAGCCTCTTAGATATAACTGATGACGACTGGGTCATTTTGATGGCCTGTGCTAAAGTTGTAGAGATCGATAGAGAGGAAATGGAGCGTAAGTCCAGGCAAAACCGCTCTTGATCTACGCTATTCATTCGCTCGGAGTGGCTTATGGCTGATGCACAAATCATCGTTAGGGCGCACCTTCGTGGCGAACGTGAACTAAATAAGGCCAAGCGCAAACTAACTGAAATTGGGCTGGCCGCAAGTGTTGCAGATAAAAGGCTTTCCAGCCTAGGAGCATCTGCGAATACGGCAACAGCCCGCCTGACTGCTAATAGCAATAAGTTCAGGAAGCATTTTGACGATTTTGACAAGATGGTCAAAAAGTTCGGAACTGTCTCCCTTGGTGGGTTCAAGGCTGCCAGCAAAGTCTTTATTGCCGAAATGGGCCTAATGTCACTCACCATGGTGACCTTCCACGGCCTTTTGGTAGCAGGTCAGTGGCTGGTCAAGGCTTATCACTCCAGTATGAAGGCCCTGGCTGGGGCCGCTGCCGGAGCGGCCGTTGCGCTGAGTTCTGTTGCTGCGGCGATTCGAGAGCAACAAGCGGCAATGTTCGCCTACAAGGGACTCAACTACAACTACGCCGAACTGGGTAACAATACGCGCCAAGTCAGCAGCGTGATGAGGGGGCTACAGAAAGATTCCACGCTGGCCACTCTCGGCGTCCAGAACCTCAACGCCGCATTTGGTGCGGTATCCCAGCGATCTACCTTCACTGAGGAGTCGAGGCTCCTTCTCCGTTCTTTGATGGACTTTGGCTCAGCCGGCCGGTCGCTCGAAGAGGGAGCGAAGGCTGTTGGAGACTTGATTGGGCTTCTGCAAGACCCGGACGCCTCTTTCGACGAGATCAAAGCCTCCGCCGAAGCACTGGGACCGACGATGAAGAAGGCGCTGAAAGAGGCCGGGATCGAAAGTGCGGCAGAGTTGAAGAAGGCTGCGCTTTCGGGTCAATTGGCAGTTCTTGGCGGCGTCCAGGGGCAGTTTGATGCGGTGAACGACACCCTGATCAATAGATTCAAGAAGTCATTCACCATCATTCAGGCTGACTTTGCGGATTTGGGTGAGCAGTTCCTGGGGCCACTAAAAGACTCTCTCGATGAAGTGACGCTCATCTTCAGGCGAACATTTTTGCGGGTCAGAAACCTGCTGGACGATTTTGGCACTACGACTTTCATGGAGACGGTCGTAGGAGCGGCAGAGAAAATGGAAGAATTCTTTGTCAAGTTGTTCAGGGAGTATCTGCCCCAGGTCGAAGGAATGTTCAACCGTATCGGCGACTGGTGGGACCGATTCTCCACTGGCTGGGACTACATAGTCGAGCGGATGCGAATCTTCGTAGATGGCGCTCGTGTTATTGAAGAGGCGTTCAAGGCGCTGATTGGCCCCATATGGGACGCTATTAAACAAAGTTTTGGGACTTTCAACCTTGTTCTTCAGCAGAACAGAGACAACTTCGTTGAGTTCGGTTCCCAGATCGGAGAAGCCCTTGCGAAGTTCATGGAGTTCGGTACGGTCCTCAAGCAACTATTCTTCGAGTCGCTCCCGTTTGTCAATAGGGTCCTTGAGGGAATTCAGCAAGTCCTAGGTTTCATTACTGACAGCATCAAGACATTGAAGGGGATGATCGGCGGTTTAGGTACCGATGGATTCGGTTCATTCCTCACCTTTGCGACCGTGATGTTGGGCTTGTCAAAAATGAAAAATGTGAAGGGCGGTTTCATCAACCAGCCAGTCCAGGCCATGAATGTGACCGCTGGAACGGTCAACTTGATGGGGCCAACCGGGATTACTCAGGGCGGCCAGGTTTACAATAACCCCAACACGGGAGGCGTTCCTTACTACACCGGCCCAACAGGTGGCGGCGCCGGCGCTGGGGCGGGGGGATTCTCCAGTCTCAAGGGTGGCGCACGTCAAATGATGCAGCAGTACCCTGGCATGACTCGTCGTCAGGCTTTGATGTTGGCGCAACAGGGCGGCATCCCGGCGACAGCCCTAGGTGGGTACGGTGCGATGCGTGGCGTTGGCATGACTCGCTATCAGTCGCTGAAAAACATTTTTAGCGTTCCTATGACGCCAGCAAATGCTCCAAGGGGCTTCATCCAGCGTGCCGGCGTCCCAATTCGTAATGCTCGTGAAAGCGTCGCTGGCAAGGCCGTAAGTCGCTTTGGAAGCAGCATGTCTGGCAAGTTGGGTGCAGGCATCGGCTTGAACCTTGCGGCTGGCTTTATGCCCGAAGAGGCTCAGGGGGCAATGGCCCTTGGCTCTACCCTTGCGATGTTCAACCCCCTATTGGGGCTTGGTGTCGGCCTTGGTGGAGCGGCCATGAACGCCCAGACTGCGGGTGGGGGAGCGTTAACAGGAGCGGGAGCCGGTGCAGCGATCGGAACAATGATCATGCCCGGAGTTGGAACGCTCGTGGGTGGAGTCATCGGCGGAATCACCGGTGGGATCATGGGCGCCTTTGGTAAGAAAAAAGCCGAAATAAAGAAGGCCAAAGAGGCGGCTCGAAGCATCGCCGAAGAGTTGGTGAACAACACGGTTGCTGGTTTGACCGGAGTTCTGGAGGAATACGGGCGAACGGGCCTGACCCAGGAACGACTACGGGAGGCCTCTGGGTTTAACAAGATTTCTCGGTTAATGAGTCAGATCGATTCATCCCTTGGGGTCGACGATGACTCCGGGCGAGATCGTCTTGTTCGTCAGTTTTACCAACTCCAAGGAATACTAGGAATCGAATTCCCGGACACTCTTGAGGACGCGCTGAAGCGGGATAAAGAGTTCTTGGCGGAGATACAAAACACCGTTGGCCCGGAAATGGCTGCAATGGGGTTCATCTTCGATAAAGCCGCAAACCGCATGGACTACCTGACGCAAAAGTTCAGGATGTCAGAAGATGAAATCCTCAACCTTGCAGATTCTGTGGGCGTAAATCTTTTTGACGCAACCGCTGATTTCGATGAGATGGTCAAGAAACTGGCCAACGGCCTGCTTTCGAGCGCTGCAGATTTCAATAACTTCTACGCTGATCTTCTTGGCTCCAACTTCTCAGCCCTCGAAGTTGCGAGAAAGGCCGCCGAAGCACCCGTCCTCCTCGATCAGGCTGGTCGCGAAATGCGCGAACGAATCCAGGCTGGACCTGTAGCGGACCAAGACATTTTTGCGTTCTTGCAGGATATTCAGGGTCTTTATGTCGATCTGTTTGAAGGAGATACGTTCAGGGCCGCAGAAGCCTTCAACAGGCAGTTCGTACAGGGAAGCGTTTTCTCGCAGGCCGGAGGCCAGTTAGAAGGCATGGGGGGCGCATTCATGAGCCCTGCAGTCCAGGCAGTCCTCCAGGCCATTGGGGCTGATTTCACTGGTTCGGTCGGTACGGCTTCCCAATCGGTATTGGTGAATGCGCTGCGGGGACGAGGCCTTGATGTTGCCGAGAATGACGTCGACGTGTTCAGTACTGCTACGACCGGCCAGGCGATGCAATTGCGCGACCTGGTGGGACGTGAAGATTTTGCAACGATGTCCGCAGACGCCATTATTTCAGCCCTTGAGCAGATCGGGTTCAACGACGTAACCATCAATACTTTGGCTACGCCGATAGAGACGGCCGCTACGTCGATGGAGGCTGCTGCAACCAAGTTGGGTATTTCGGCAGACAATATTTCGAGGTTTAATACTGGATGGACAAAAATTGAGGCGCTTCTCGCAACAGGCGACACAAGTTCACCGGTCTATTCAAACCTGCAGCAGACAATGTCCAAGCACAATTCTATTAACTCGATGGTTGGTGGTCAGAGGCAAATAACGTCCGGCTATCGCAACTTTGCCCTAGGGTCGATCAACTCCGACCACAAGAATGGTCGAGCCCTCGACGTCGTTGGGTCAAACCTCGGCTCCTACGCAAAGGCTATGGTCAGCAGTGGAGGTTTCGCCGAATTCCACGGTTCCGGACAGGGCCGCCATTTGCATACTGTTCCTGGGCCGATGGGCGACACTTCGCGACCTGCCGGTTCGGGCGGGGAAAGCGTCCAAAACTACACGCTCAATGTGTATGGAGGCCCGAACGCAGATGCTACAGAAGTTGCCCGCCTAGTTATGAATGAGTTGCAAAAGACGCAACGATCCAATAAGGAGCGCCGCTGATGGCTAAGCAATGGCCCATCGATGCTTACAAGAGCCAAACGCTGCCGAGCCCCCCTGTGTCGGCCGTCCAAAGCACTAACGAAGCCCACTATGTTAACGGCGTCTATCAGGGTCAACGGAATGTTTTTTATGAAAATGCTTCTGCCTACGGTCTAATCCGCTACTACAACTCGTACTCGCGCGTACGTCTATATAAGAAAATGTGGCAGACGACTTTCTACCCCTACACCACTGGCGTTGAAAGGTACTTCTACTGGCGTGGCAGGTGGGTCTACTACTCGCCTACGGCATCTGAATTCCAGACCGTGAATGTTGCCGACTACAACTCGACAATTTCTTACATGGCAAAAACCTCCAGTATCACCGTGTCGGAAAATCGAGTGTCTGATAAGGCCGCCACGAATTCAATGGCCAACTCTCCGGCGGTCGGCTCAACGCCCGAAGGACGGACCGCTGTTTCAACGGTCTACTCAAATGCGATGTCATCAGATGCACTGGAGTCCTACACTGATCTACTCAGGCGCCAAATCCAGGGCGCCAAGGATGCGTTCGTCCGGCAGCAAAGCACTTATGGAAGCGCTGACTCAATTCAGTCACGGATCGACAAAGGACTTGAACCCTATTTGATTTCCAAGGGATTTACGGTCGCCCAGATCAAATGGTTTTTGACTGGCGGGCGGTCGAACCCGATTACAGGCACAGCCGCCAGCGGCATTGCGCCATCGGGGGGAAACGGAAACAGCACGTCTTCAGGCGGAGGTTCTGCCACGAACAACCCGGCCGACCTTCTGCCGGTTCCCACCCCAGTTTTGACGGCGGTGCGAGTGAAGGCTCCATTTGGCTACCTGAAGCCCCCCTCGAATGTTGAGGACTCTCGTCCGCAATTGCTCCAAACATTCCCCAAAAGCCCGGGATTTGGGGAAATTATTGCAGACAATGTCAACATGCCACAAACTGAGGTTTTCTATTTCCCGTACATCCCAAGCAATGTTTCTTACTCTGGCCTTGGGTCCACCTGGACAGAGATCCCACGAACGGGCGACCTCCCCCTGGTCGAATGGTCAAATTACAATTTGCTAAAGGTGT